CGGCTTATATTAATGATGGATCAAGTGATATCTCTATTATAACAACAGCTCCAATTCCAACAGGATCATCTCTACAAGTTTTAGATGGTGGAGCAAAATTTGTTATGCAAAATGGAGACAGATTATATGTTCAAAGCGATACCGCTTCATCAATTGATGTATATGTTAGTATAGTAGATGATATTAGTACGTAAGGACAGATATGGCATATATTGGCAACAGGCCTGCGAATCAAGCTTTAACAGCAGCTGATATTGCAGATGGAATAGTAACTAATGCGAAGTTAGCAGGTAGTATTAGTAACGATAAATTATTGCCTATTCAAAATGCTGCATTACAAAATAGTTCAGTTACCTATAATTCTGTTACAGTTGCTTTAGGTTCTTCTGGTACAATTACTACAACAGAAACTGGTCCAACATTTACTTCTATTAGTCCATCTGTTATTGATAACACAGCTTCTAATATTACAATCACAGGAACAAATTTTGTATCTATTCCTCTTGTTGAAGCAGTTAACTCTACAAGTGGAGCAAGAATTACAGCTGCAGAAGTAGCTTTTACTTCTGCTACATCTATAACAGCAACCTTTACAATTTCAATTGATGGTACATATTTCATACATATTCAAAATCCAGATGGAGAAGCAGTTAACTCTGGAGCAGTATTAACAGTTTCTGATGGACCTACATGGTCAACTGGAGCCGGAACTCTTGGAACTTTTTCAGCAGCTTCATCTATTTCATCTACTGTTACAGCAACAGGAGACGCACCAATTACATACTCTAAAACAAGTGGTACATTCCCTGGAGGTTTATCTTTAAATACATCTACAGGTGTGATATCAGGTACAGAGAGTGGAGCAACTGCTACAACAGAATATTCATTCACGATTCGCGCTACGGATGCACAATCGCAAACAGCTGACAGAGCATTTACAATGACGATTTCTGTAGGCGCAGAAGGAGCAACACAGTTTAACTAGGAAATATTATGGCATCAACAAAATTATCAAGAACAGCAGGAACACCAACAAGTAGTAAAAAATTTACTATATCTTTT